GACTGTGTAGATAAACTAGAAGTTTTAAATAAATTTTTTAATGAAAATAATTAAACTTAATTCACAAATTGCAAACACTTTGGACGACTTTATAATCGCTTCAAAGAATTTAAAACAAGAGATGGATATTGTAAAAGGATTGAGAACGTTTAAACAGGATGCTAACGAGAGGAACAAACTTAACACACGTATTAAAGAGATGCAGTTTGATTTAACTTGCAACATGAGATTTCTTGAGAGCATCAAGGATAACTTGTTACATGTAAACAATCCATATCATGATGACATAAAACTTTTATTAGAAAGTGCTTGACTTTGAATACAGTCAGTGGTATAATACGCTCTTATTAAAATGAGTTACTTAGCTGAAAGAGAACAATACAGAACTCAAGAGTTATCTAGAGATGAGTTTCGTAGGTTTGTAAACTATATGGAAGACAATAATTTTAGTGTTGGTTATGTAGTTGAAAAACTTGACGAGACTTTTAAAGTGAGGCTAGATAATTCTCCACTTGTCAATTGGTTTGACATACTGGAAGCTATAGTAATAGATGACTAGGCATACTATGGGAAGCCCTCACAAAACATACCTTCCTTTAACTCATGGTATCTAGTATCTAACTAGGCAAGTTTTCGGTCTTGTGCCAATAAAACCGAGCAACAAGGTGTCCCACTAAGCGATTAGTACAGGAAGGGACTTAAACAATTTCCTGTTGGATGGGTTTATAAGCATCCTATAAACATTGCCTTGTTCTTTTTAGCTGGAGGGCAAATGGAATTATATTTTAAATCTGAAAAACTTAACCAAGATGTTCAATGGATTTGGACGGATATGGAAAAAGCTTATTGGCAAACTTGGATACCCAAGAAATCAAACTTAAAAATCTTGACACCGTTTAAACAAGACGAGATGCAGATGGCAAAGGATGAACTATGGGATAACTTACAAGATGCTATTCAGTTTACTAGAGATTTAACTAATGCAAAAAGAAGAAATAAAAAACTTGCAAATAAATAATCTCTGTGTTATAATGTGCAAACTTAACTCAACATATGGAGGAATATTATATGTATAAATATGTAGAAGGTAAGGCTATGTGGGCAAACATCACATCGCCTAACACTAGATTTGGTGACCCCAAATATCAGATAACTGTTCTTACTGATAAAGAAACAGCAGATAGTTTAGAAGCTATTGGTCTGTCTCAAGTTAGAGATAGAACAGGTAATCTTAAATACGAAGAACCAGCTTTTTCTTTTAGTAGGAAAGTAGAAGTTGCGGGTAGAGTTAACTCAGCCCCTGTTCTTGTAGATGCTGATGGTAACAAATTAGATTCTGCTGTTGGTAATGGCTCTGAGGTTAAGGTAAAAATTAAACCTTACTCAGGTAAGTACGGTACCTTTGCTGAATTGATTGCTGTTAAGGTAAATAACTTAGTAGAATATAGTGAAGCTGATTCAGATAACGAGGAGTTCTAATGATAGTTACTATAAAGAATGATGATGGAGAATTTTTATTTGACATCAACAAAATAGAAGATGAAGCTAAGAAACAAGAAGCAGGAGTAATCGTGCAGAAGGTTGGTAATCTTAGCGTTATCATTGAAGCTCTTGACTTTGCATCTAGAACACATCGAGCTAACTTAGAACAGTTACTTATGCAGTGTGAAGAAGCAAAGATAGAAGCTGAACCAACAGAAGATAGTTAGTAAATAGTGAGGGCTAACATGGAAAACAAAACTTGGAAAAAGTTACATCAACCTTGTCCGCTTTGTGATAGCAGTGATGCTGTCGGAATCAACGAAGATGATTCAGCAAAGTGCTTTAGTTGTGGTGGCTTTATGCCTGATTATTTTAACTCATGTAAAGGAAAGGATATGAAAACTAATACAACCAGTAATCAAACATCGTTTAAACAACCTGAGAATATCAATGAAGGAAACTTCTCAGCATTAACTGATAGACGTATTTCACAAGCGACTGCTCAGAAGTACGGTGTTAAAGTTGTGCATGATTTACAGGGTAACGTTATCAAACACATGTATCCATATTTTAATGGGCATGAAATCTCAGCTACCAAAATAAGATTCGTAAACAATAAAGATTTTATTGTTAATGGTTCTTATAATGAGACAGGATTGTTTGGTCAGCAGTTGTTTAAGGGTGGCAAGTATGTCACCATAACAGAAGGGGAGTGTGATGCCATGGCAGCCTACGAATTACTAGGCAGTAAGTGGGCTGTGGTATCCATCAAGCGTGGAGCACAAGGTGCCGTCAAAGATATCAAGGAAAGTTTAGAGTTCTTTGATGACTTTGAAAACGTGATAGTTGCCTTTGATAATGATAAGGCAGGGAAAGAGGCAGCAGTAAAAGTTGCGAGACTGTTTAAACCCAATAAGGCTAGGATACTCACACTTCCCAACGGTTGGAAAGACCCTAACGATATGCTTCGAGAGAACAAACATAAAGAGTTTGTTGAGGCTTGGTGGGCTTCCAAAGTTTACACACCATCAGGTGTGATTAATGTTACGGAACAACGAGACAAGTTCCATAACAGAGAAAAGAAAGATAGCATACCCTATCCATACGAAGGCTTAAATAAAAAGCTCTACGGTTTAAGACAGGGTGAGCTTGTTACTCTTACTGGTGGTACAGGTCTTGGTAAGTCTAGTGTAACTAGAGAGATAGAGCATTGGCTTGTCAAACAGACCAAGGATAACGTAGGTATCATAGCATTAGAAGAAGATTGGAGACGTACCATTGATGGTATCTTATCTATTGAAGCTAACGCTAGGTTATACATTGACCAAGTAAGAGAACGATTTAGTAAAGAAGAACTTGACAAGATGTTTGATATGCTCTATGATGGAGAGAACAGAAACAGAGTATGGGTGCATTCTCACTTTGGCACCAATGATATTGATGACATCTTTACCAAGCTACGCTTTATGATAATAGGATGTGACTGCAAGTGGGTGGTTGTTGACCACTTACATATGCTAGTCAGTGCCGTACATGAAGGTGACGAGAGACGAGCCATTGATACTATTATGACTAGACTTAGAAGTTTAGTTGAAGAGACAGGTGCAGGTATAATACTTGTGTCTCACCTCAGAAGGATTGATGGTAACAAAGGACATGAGAATGGAATTGAAGTTAGTCTCTCTCATCTACGTGGCTCTAATAGTATAGGGCAGTTGTCTGATTGTGTGATTGCATTAGAAAGAAATCAACAAGCGGATGACCCCAATGAAGCTAGGACTACAAGACTAAGAGTACTTAAGTCAAGGTACACTGGAGATGTTGGTTTAGCTTGTAGAGTTATCTATGATGCAGAAACAGGTAGGCTATCTGAATTGGTAGACAACGAACTTGACTTTGATGATTCACAAATAGAGGCAATTTAATTATGGATTTAGTTTTTGATATTGAGACTGATGATTTACGTGCCACCAAAATATGGTGTTTGGTTGCACAGAATCCAGACTCTGGAGAAATATTTAAATTTCCACCTAACAAATTAGAAGAGGGATATCAACTACTAGCCACAGCCGATAGACTTATTGGACATAACATTATAGGATTTGATATTCCTATGGTGAACAAGTTTGGTAATGTTGATTTATCTAACAAAGAAGTTATTGATACTTTGGTTTTATCTAGGCTATTTAATCCGACACGTGATGGTGGACATAGCTTAGAAGCATGGGGATACAAACTAGGTCTTCCCAAGATTGAGTTTGAAGACTACACCGAATACTCTAACGAAATGATGACATACTGTGTACGTGATGTTCAGCTTAACACACTTGTTCTAAATGAACTGCGAAAAGAATCAAAAGGATTCTCACCTGAATGTATAAGCCTTGAACAAAACGTAGCACGTATCATTAAACAACAAGAACTCAATGGATTTCTTTTTGATTTAAAGGAAGCACAGTTATTACTTGCAACTCTGAGAGAGAATCAACGAGCTATTGAAGATGAGGTACATACAACTTTCAAACCTAGAATGGTTGATGATAAACTTATTACACCTTTTATAAAGAAAGATGGTAACTTATCTAAACGTGGATTGACAGATGAAGAATACCAACGTTGTTTAAACACTATGGATTATTCACCATTCATGCGACAGTCACTACAAGAATTTAATCTTGGCAGTCGTAAGCAAATTGGTGAGTATCTTATTGACTTTGGTTGGAAACCGGATAGATTTACACCAACCGGACAACCTATTGTTGATGAGAAAACTTTATCAGAGATAACTCATATCCATGAGGCTAAACTGATAGCTGACTTTCTCATGTTACAAAAGCGTATTGCTCAAGTTGATTCATGGGTCGATGCTATTCAAGATGATGGACGTGTGCATGGGTTCGTTATACCTAACGGTACTATTACTGGTAGGATGACACATAGAAATCCTAACATGGCACAAGTCCCCTCAGTGCACAGTCCCTATGGCAAGGAATGTAGAGCATGTTGGATAGTAGATGAAGGCAATGTGTTGGTTGGTGTAGATGCTAGTGGTCTAGAGATTAGAATGTTAGCACACTATATGGATGATGAAGAATTTACAAAGGAGATATTGGATGGAGACATTCACACAGCTAATCAAAAAGCTGCACGACTTGAATCAAGAAATCAGGCAAAGACATTCATCTATGCACTCATGTACGGAGCAGGAGATGAGAAGCTTGGAAAAGTGGTTGGAGGAAATACACGGGATGGTCAAAGAGCTAGAGAATATTTCTTTGATAATAAACCTACATTTAAAACTCTTAGAGACAGAGTTCAAAGAGCAGCTAATAAAAAATTCCTCAAAGGATTAGATGGAAGAAAACTTTACATTAGAAATACTCATGCTGCTTTGAATACTTTATTACAGGGTGCAGGTGCTATTGTTATGAAGAAAGCATTATGTATTTTATCAGACCGTTTAAACATTACTAACACACCACATAAATTTGTGGCGAACATCCATGATGAATGGCAGATAGAAGTATCTGAATGTAGAGCCAACAAGGTAGGTCATCTTGCAGTGCAAAGCATTATAGAAGCAGGTAAACATTTTAACTTACGCTGTCCGCTTGACGGAGAGTTTAGAATAGGGAGGAACTGGAGTGAAACTCACTAATAAAATTCAACAAAGTTGGGACATTAATCCATCATTATATCTTACAAATGATGATGGTTCTTTCATCTTAAAAAAAGACGGGACACCAAAGAAAAAATCTGGAAGACCTTCTGGAAGTATGATGTCTATTTCTAAAAAAATAAAAAATATTAGAAAAAAAGAAAAAGAAATTCAAAGACTAATAGATTATGTTCAAGCTGAATCTTTAGAACTTCCTTTAAAGAAAAGAACAACATCAACTATTCCGTTTGGATATAAATTAAATATACAAACAAATGAGCTAGAACCAATTCAATCAGAATTAGATTGTTTGAAAAAGGTAGAAAAAGAAATATTATCAGCTAAGTTTTCTTTGCAAGATGCTGTTGATTTTTTACAAGATAAAACAAATAGACGTTTATCAAAGCCCGGACTTAAAAAAATAATGGAAAAAAAATATGGTCCTAACTGTTGTAGTCAATATCCTGAAAAAAATAAGGGCTGGATTTATATTGTAGAAAGTAGTTCTATTTCAGGATGGGTTAAAATTGGACAGACTACCAACCCCGAAAAAAGATTAACTCAATACAATCAGAATACGCCATTGAAAGATTATCAACTATTAGGATTATGTGAAGTAAAAAATAAAAATAAAGCTGAACAAGAAATTTTAAATATCTCTTCATTCTTTGCTGAAGAAGAACGAGGAGAGTGGAAAAAACTAGATAAGAATTTTGCATTAAAAATTTTAAAAATTTATGAGGGTAAATATGAAACCCGCTAAAGAAGATAGAAAGAAGTTTGATATTGATTTAGAATATGGAACTATCCGAGAGGACAAAGTAGCAGAGATGTTACAGAATAAAAAGATTGAAGTTAAATCTGAACGTGGTATGTGGATGAAGACCGGAAACATTGCTATTGAATATGAGTGTTGGAATAAACCATCAGGTATCAAAGCAACTGAATCTGATTACTGGTTCCACAATCTTTGTGTAGGAGATAATGAATTTTGTACTCTAGTATTTAAAACAGAAGTACTCAGAACTATTGTAGATAAACTTGATTACTTTAAAACAGTATCGGGTGGTGATAATAACGCCAGTAAAATGTATCTTGTAAATTTACAGAAGTTATTTTCTAGTGATGTAATTAAAGCATTTAAGGATTATGATGAAAAAAACTAAAAAAACTATTGACACATTAGTTCAAGATATATATAATAAGATTGGTGTGCTTGGTAAGGGTGAACACATTGACCTAGACAAAGATACTATTGAACAGTTTGGAGAGTCTATGAAAGAGATTCTTTACAACTGGTCACACCCTGAACCACGTGGTGATGCTAAACTTCGGATGTCTAACATAGGCAGACAACCACGTCAATTGTGGTTCGATATGAGGGCAGATAATTCTCAAACAGAAGACATTGCTCCTCATGTGTTTATAAAATTTCTTTACGGGCATTTGCTTGAAGAGATTGTTTTGTTTTTAATAAAGCTCTCTGGTCATACCGTAACAAGTGAACAGAAAGAAGTAACTGTTAGTGGCATCAAAGGACACATGGACTGTATCATTGACGGTGAAGTTGTTGATATCAAAACTGCATCTGGATTTGCATTTAAAAAATTCAAAGACGGTACACTAGCAGAGCAAGATACATTTGGTTACCTTGCACAACTTGCAGGATATGAAGCAGCGGAGGGCACAAGTAATGGTGGCTTCTTAGCATTGAATAAAGAATCGGGAGAACTTGCATTGTTCAAGCCTGATTCATTTGATAAACCAAATATCAAAAAGAAAATTATAGAAATTAAAAAGGCTGTTAAACTACAAACACCGCCTGAGTTTTGTTACAATCCCATACCTGATGGTAAGTCTGGTAACATGCAATTACCTAAAGAGTGCGTGTATTGTAGACATAAATTTGAATGTCACAAGGATTCAAATGAAGGTAATGGGTTAAGAGTATTTAAATATTCTAATGGTTATAGGTATCTAACACAAACACCTAAAGTTCCTAATGTCGTGGAGGTTATTGATGAACGGAAGAAAGGCTAAACAAATACGAAGACAAGGAGAGCAACTACTTATCGCTTGGTTGCGAACTATGGTTCCTGATGGAGAAGACACATCTAAGATTAATAAAAATAATCTACATGAATTTTTACCAACACAAACACATATCTTTGCCAACGGTAAATTCATGATAAGTGCTTATACACTTCGATGGTTTTACAAACAACTAAAGAAAGACAACTCGTTTAAACTGGATAATATAAATGCCTAAGAGAATACCTAGAAAACCTAGACCAAAGAAAACAAATATACCTCAAGGCTATGATAGCATGTGGGAAGTTAATCTTCACGAGACTCTATTAAAAAAATGGAAGCATCATTACGAGTCTATTAAATATATTATTAAGAAAGAATATGAAGTAGACTTCGCTAAAACATTTGATAATAAAACTATTCTGTTAGAAGCCAAGGGAAGATTTTGGGACTATACTGAGTACAGTAAATATATTTGGATAAGAGATGCATTACCTTCTAACATGGAATTAGTTTTTTTATTTCAAAAACCTCTTGCTCCTATGCCTTCAGCTAAAACTAGAAAGGACGGGACAAAAAGAACTCATGCTGAGTGGGCTGAATTAAATAACTTTAGATGGTTCAGTGAAGATACATTACCGGAGGAATGGATAAATGATTAATTATAAATTTGATGAAGATAAGTTAATCAAAGAGATACAACAATATATTGATGATACTTATAGTCAACACTATGCATCAGATAAATACCAAGCAACAGATGTTATCATTGACTCAGGTCATGGAGAGGGATTCTGTATTGGAAACATTATGAAGTATGCTAAACGCTATGGAAACAAAGAAGGAAAGAATAGAAAAGACTTGCTAAAAATATTACACTATGCTATAATAATGCTTCAT